TTACCAATAGCCGTAGATAGGCTTTGGCCTGTAACAGAAACACTTACATCTTTTATGCCTTGTGAAGCAAATGAATCTTCAGCAAATGTGGTTTTACCAAAAAACATAACGCTTTACCTGGCGTTAATTTTAAGTGATTCTTAAAATTGCACTAGAAGCATCGTTCGTAGGGAATTGTACTGTAAAGGTTCCTGATGTTGAAGTTTTGACTGCACCAAAATCTAATACCATGACTGCTGCATTTGTGTTTGTTGTAGCAGAAGTATTTGAATTATAAATAACAGCAGCTTGTGCTGAAATAGTTGCACTTGTAAAACTAATATCACTGAAATCAATAAATGAAGTATTGTTTGTTTTTCCTGCTCCAGTGCTTGTTAAGTTTCCACCACCTGCAGAATATGTGCCAGAAGCACTTACTTCTTGAGAAGTTGTATATGCAGTTGTTGTATTACTTAAAGAAGCAGAAGCACCATACAAAGCTAATTTAAATTGATCTCCACCAGAGGAACGAAAGTCGTGTTCACCTTCTAACAACTCCTTTTTGAAGCTATCACATACCGCTTGTGTAATCGCCATCTTTATTTACCTCCTGGAGCCACTGATTGTAACGGCACACGCAGGACTCCGTCTGCGTATTCGTCTCTTCGTTTTCTGCCCATTTGAGTGACAGATAATCCTTGTACAGCTTGATTGTACTTTTGATCGTATAATTGCACATATGTAGGATTTTTCAAGTAAGAAAAAGCCTCCGCAACTGTGCCGTAGATTAAAACTTCTGATGCATTGTTAGAAAGAAAGGTTGTTGTTGCTGTGCCTGACGATCCATTACCTAATCTTTCAGGAGTTCTATTATACCAAAGCTCTACTGTGATAGCAGCATTTGGTGTTGGTGCAACAATTAATGTGTTTTGATCCCAATTTGCATAATATCTTGGAGTACCCGTATTATTGGCTCGATCAACATTGTACTCGTCAATAAATGTTGTATCTCTTTGCTCTAACCAAGATCTGTCTGCATTTGAGTCAACTATTTGTACACCTCTTTCAAAATCAAAATCTTCAGGCAAAGTTAAAAAAGGACTGCCAATCGTAAATGATGATGTAGCAAATTTTCTAAAAGCATCAAGATCAAGTTGTTTTTGTACCTTATCTTCAACGTTTGTTATAAATACGTTAATGACTGTATTCGATAATACGTCAGAGCCTACCTCTGTGTAGTTTCTTACATTGTCTAATAATTCGCTATAGTTCATGGTGTACTAATTGAGTTACCCATACCTGAGTGACTACTACAATAATAATATAGTGTTGGGGCGCTAGATGCTACTGTTATTTCTAAAGCCCTAGTTGTCGCTGACGCATAACCGCTAGCATATGCAGATTGTGATACAGCAGACCCATTTATTTTAAACGTGACTCCTGTAGTATAGACTGAGCCTCCGCCGTGACTACCATCAGAAGTTGTTGATAAATAAAAAGGATGAGAGTCCACAGTATTATCACTCAAATTGAAAATAGCAGAAGATCCCTCATTAATAGTAATAGATGGTCTCTCTACTCCATCAATATAGAATGCATTTCCACCACCGGATTTACTTCCCACAGTAACTGTGTAGGTAGTTGTACTAGCAGTAGATATTGTGACAACACCTATTTTTGATTGAACAAGAAGTTTTTTATGAGGTGTTTGTGGAAACATACTATTTGAATCTGTTGGGTTAGAACCATCCGCTGGTGATGTGCTTTGTCTGGTCGTTAAAAAAGCACTATCTCCTGGATCACCTAAAAAAACAGTCATAGGCATAGGCTGTGAAAACGTATCAAATGTTGCATCATCAGGGCCTGTAGGTGAATCATCTTTTAATATTTTATTTGATTCTACTCTTGGATCTTTTAAAGCTTCAGGATCTGGTGGATGATAAGGCGGATCAAGTTGTGGATGTTTTGATTCATAACACTCTGGACATGTAAACAAACCATTCCATTCTTTTTTTAAATCTTGATACTTGTATTCCTGTCCACATCTATCACAGATGGCTCTTGAAAAACGACCTGATGCAAATGCCATATCTTACCCCGATGGATAGAAGTTTTGCGGAACAATATTAACTGATGTTGATTGACTATCTTCTGTTAAAGCTCTTTGTAGTTCAGCTTCGTATCTTCTCTCTAACTCTTGTGAAAGTTGTGGTGCAATTTCTTGTGAAGTGTAATAAGCAAGTCCTGATACTAAACATGGTAAAAATCTATATGGAGCATCTGCAGTATTTGTGTAAGCTCCCGCATCTTCAATTCGTCCCACATAAAAATAATTAATATTCGTTCCTGTTGTGTCTGGTGTTAAATATAATTTAATCTTTACTGCTGATAATTCTCTTCTTACATAATATTGACTTGGAGTGCCTGTTGATTGTTTGTTTGGTAAATTTTCATATTCTGATCTTGATATTTTTGTCATACTTGTATCAGTCAAGCCATCTGAACTTCTAAATACTACTTCTAATACATCGGATGCATCAGCAGGTGCTGTATATTCTGTTGTGCCTGCAGTCAAACTTTGTGTGTGATTTTTAACTTTCCAAAGATGAATACCTCGGTTACCCCATTCTGAAAAAAGTAAATTAAGATTATCTCTTGCTGCAGACAATTCATAACCTGTTCTCACCTGTGTATTACAACGTGCATAAGCACGTTCAATAAGGCGATCAATACTTAAATCAAAATCTGTGGTGCCCGAGGTAGCCATTATTTCTTCTTCTTATTTTTCTTTTTGACTTGTTTTTTAGCTTTACCGCCACGCTTCATAGCTATTGGTTTACCGCCTCGCTTCATAGCGTTTTTTTTCATCATTCCTGG